TACGACTTCTTCGTCTGCAGGTGCTTCATGTGTGCCTCCACAAGTGCATTCGCTCATGTAAACACCAGCTATGGAACTTAGTATATAAAGAAAAGTGGGACTCCGTATATTATTTAGAAGGTTTAGGTTTAGGAGGTTTAAAATTTGCTCGACCCATTGCTTCTCTAAACTTCATTCCACTAGTAGTTCCTGTGCTGCCATCTGGTTTTTTATATTTCTGCCTAAACTTACCAGGATTATACCATAACTCAGAACAAAATGCAGCCTCATCACGTATAGGTTTCCTTCTACCTGTAAACTCAGTAGTTAAACTAGATAACTTACGAGTATTTATTCTACAATTATTAAACCACGTTCCAGGCATTCGACTGCCCCGCCTTTCAGGTTTTTTTTTGTTGTCTTCAGGTTGTTTAATTAAAGTTCCAAATTTTATCATACGCATTATATCATCTAAATATTGATTAGTTTTTTGTAAGCGTTCTGTTTTTATAACACAAGGACATTCTGCTTTTGTAATATCTGATACGTTTCTAGAACTCCACATCTTACAAGACCAATACCTTGCTTTATGTTTAGGGCCTGGGTTGTCACAGTTGTGTCTTGCTCTAAATTGTCTGCGTTTTTCTGGGTCATCACGCTTTATATCCATATTAGGGTCGCCAAACTTAACTTGAACTACATTGCCTTTATCGTTTTTTACGTAAACTCCAAACTTCTTTTTGTCTCCAGACAACCTACGTGGTTTGTTTAATTCTACTTTACGCCCTTGATATTCTGCTTTTTCTTTTTTAGTAGATTTAGGATGTGCTGCTGGCAATAAATCATAATCTGTAGTATATTTAGGATTAGATGGTTTACCAGAGCTTAACAATCTTAAAAATGCTTTGACTCTACCTAATGCCCATTGGTCTCTACTAGATACACTAGGTCTATGGCTTGTAGAAAATGCCCCTGCGCCCCTACGGAATACTGCTTTTAATGCACCTAGATTTGCTTTTTTACCTTTTGCATCACCTACTTTCTCATTATGTTCTTTGATATAATTCTTAAGTGTTTTGATATTTGCTTCACTCAACTTAATTCCACCACGTTGTCCGCTAGCTGTGCCTTTTGGATTCTTATCACTGCCTCTGCGTCTTTCGCTAGGTTTAGCTGGTGTTTTAGGGTCATCTGCAGCTTTTACTTTGTCTTGTAAACCTTTACTCCAACTGTGACCTGCATCACCACCCATCATTTTCCACATAATAAAACCCTTACTAGGTCTTTTCTTATTATCAAAATTCTTACCTTGTGGGTCTACTGTCTCATG